GATCAAGCCTTTGGCGATCCCTTCCCAGCTGACATGCGCCAGGATCGCTACAGAAGCCGTCAAGATGAGCATCGCGCTAGCGACAAGGTTCATTGCCACGGCGATCGCAGCCATCGAGCCGATCCCGCCGACCGATATCTTGCCGAGAACGGCCATGCCAGCCATCAGCTGTGTAAGGCCAACAGTCATCGCGGTCAGCGCCTTGGCCAAATTCGGCGCACTAATCAGAGACAGCGCCAGCATCGCAGCCGCAAGTATACCCACGGCTATGGCGATGTTCCGCAAGGTGGTCGAGTTGATCGCCCGCTGGAGGCTGACCAAAGCCCCCTGCAAGGATTCGAAAACTGCCTTGATCTGTCCTAGAAAGCCGCCGCCGGAAGGCAGCTTGAGCTTGTCGCCGAGGCCGCTGATGAATTTCTTGACGGCCAGCAAGATTCCAGCGAACAAAACCTTGTTGAGCACCGAAAGAACTTGGGAAACACCACCGGAACTAATCCCCTTGGCGGCAGCGTCACCGATATGCGAGAAAAAGTCTTCGATCTTGGCTACGAACGGCTGGAGGGCAGCAAGCGCTTTCCCGATAGCCCCGCCAAGATCATTTAGCAGCCCGATGATGAAGCCAAGGATTTTCACCGGGATCGAAAGAACTGTGCCCAGCACCCTGAAGAAGGTCGTGAATGCTGTGCCTCGCTCAATCGCGTTTTTGACGTTGGTAATGAACTGCGCAATCTTGGCAACGAAATCCAGCAGGCCGCCGCTAGCGCCTTTAGCGCTTGACCCGATGCCAAATATGGCAGTGGCCACGCCCTTAATAACGTCGATGACGATCTTAACAGCGCTGAAGAGACCGGTAAATATGGTCTTCAGGTTCTCCAGTGTGTGGGCGCTAGGCGTCAGCGCATCCATAAAGTTGTTAAACGCGATGGCGATCTTGATCAAGCCTTGGGCCGGCCCGCCGCCGCTTGACGGGAATACGGACCGGAACGCCTCGCCGATCACGTGCAAGATGCTGGCGAGGTTATGGAAAGCCGTGGATATGCCCTGGATGATCAGGTCAAAGCCGCCAAGATGCCTGAAATCCTCCAGCATTTTGGCGAAGTTGTTGATGGGGCTGGTAAACAAGTTCTCCAGGACGCTATGTACGCCCGAAAGCGTCTTGGTCGCTTCGTTGACGTTTCCGAAGACGGCTTCCCAGACATGCGACCAGGCCGTGGCTATTTCCTCAGCCAGAGCCTGGTGAAGCTGAGATATCGTCCTGATCTGGGTGGCCGAGCTCACTGCCGCCTTGGCCTGCCGCATGATCGCAGCAGTTTCCTTGTCGGTGAACCCCATGGCTTTGAGCTGTGCTGCACTCAGGTCACCAGTGAACTGTGCCAGTGTGTTGGTCAGGATCTTGGCAGACAACCAGCCTTGCTGCAGGGAGTTCCGGAAGCTGCCAGCCTTCTGAAGGATGGAGTCGATGTGGACGCCCATCGCCCTGGCCGTGTTGATCAAAGCCGTCTGGAAGACCTTGCCGCCCATGCCAGCGTTGACAACCGAGTTCCAGTCCTGCAGCTTGACGGTGCCTGCCGCGATGGCCTGGGACAACTGATACATCGCTGTCGATGCTTGCTCGGAGGTCGAGCCGGACAAGGCCGCCAGGTTCGCAATGCCCTTGATCGAGGCGACCGAATCTTTCAGATTCACGCCGGCGGCGGTGAACGTGCCGATGTTCTTCGCCATCTGGCCGAAGTTGTACACCGTCTTGTTGGCGTATACATTCAGCTGGTTAAGCGCGGCCGTGACCTGCTTGAGGTTGGTGCCTTCGGCCTGCGTGTTGGCGAGAATCGTCTTGATCGCGTTGATCTTAGTCTCGTAAACGTCGAGACCGGCCTTGATCGGGTCGATGGTCAAGGCTTTAACCATATGCAAGCCGGCTGTGACCGCGGAGCTGGCGACTGTGGCCAATGCGGTTATGCCGACAATGCTCATAGCGTGGAACTTGCTCTTGATCGAGTCAAGGGCGCTTGAAATATGGCCTAGTTGAACATTCTTGCCGGCTTCATTGAGCCCATCCAGATCATGGCCTGCGCCTTTGAGGCCATTCAAGCTGCTCTTCAGCTGAGCTAGAGCTTGAAGCACTCGAGTTGCGCCGCTTATGAAACTAGTCCCTTTGAAGGTCATTTCAACGACGCGATCGTCAATTGTTGCCATTAGCTTGAAGTCACCTCCCGCCAGACACTGTTTACTAGCTCATCCATGATCGGAGCTATAGCCGGATTGATGTAGTCGCGGCCTACAACGTAGCCGCCCGTGCCAGTTCCATGACCATACTGCAGGATAACAGCGATCGGAACGCCTTTATTGATGTGAGTGTTCGTCCATTCGATTTTCGCAGAGAACGCCGAAGTCTCTATTCTGTACCCCCAGGACGCTGCGGTCAAGCCCGTCCCAGTTGGCGTAGCTGCCGCAAGAGCGTCTACACCACGCTGAGCGAATGCTTCAAGCGACCTGAACAGCTGGCCACGCTGAATGGCCAAGAGAAAACGTTCTGTCGCGCTCCAGGATCCGGTATCGGCAAAATTGACCACGGATCCCCCGTTCTATGCTTTGATAATGAAATTGAGATTGACATAGGGCGGGAGATTGGACGGACTGTCAGGATTAGTCGTTGCGGTCGCAGTATTAGTAGCGCCGCCAGCATTGGCTGTGAATCCAGCCAGCCGGGCACCCGCAGTTTGACCTGTAACATTCGAAGTGACAGTGTTCGCATCGCTGTGGTTGTCAGCGGTCCAGGACGCAACACCTGTGATCTTGTCCATGAACAAGTTAGGCGCTGCTCCTGGTGCCACATGAATATGAGCGTGCGGCGTTGGGGAACCACTGCTTAGGTCATGCGCATGAGCCCCCATAACGTGCGAGTGCGCTGCGATCACGTGTGTGTGAGTCGCTGCACCGCCGACGCCGCCAAGCGCGGCCGCTTGCATCCTCGGGAGCCTGGCTTCCATGTTCGGAATATTGAACGTGGTAGAACCATCTCCGGCTCCATGAGCTGTTCCGATCACTGCAAAGAGTGCGGCGTACGTGATCCGGTTCAGAGCCTGCCCATTGCACAGAAGCCAGCCAGAAGGCACAACACCACCAGCAAACATCTGGACACATCCTGTTGGTGCCTGAAATGACCCCCCGTCAATAACGGTGTTGTCGTTTCGGACCAAGTTCAAATGACCGTTTGCGTCGATTCCAGCCGACTTGATGGCTGAGGCTTCAAGCGCCGCAACCCTGGATTCTGAAGCCCCAGTAACAGTTGCCATGAGTTCTCCTAATACGAACTGATTCGGTAAACGCCATCGCCGACAAATATGGCGGAATTCGCGTTGATCTGAAAAGACTTGGGCCCAGTCAGGAAAATGACATCGTCCGGGCCAGTTGCGGTCCAAGTTCCATCGCCATTGTCTGTTATCCGCATTGTGGCATGAGATTCGAAAATATCGACTATATCTGCGATTGCCGGCAAAGCTGGATCTATGCCAGGTGTGCCGCTTGTCGGGTCGCTTGGATCATAGCCCGGGCTATCATCAGTGCCATACATGATTGTTTCAAGATCAGATATGGCATCGGGCGATGAGCTATCGAGCAAGATCACGACATGTGACGTGGGTCTCCCCCCGGGGATTTTTACAGGGTGAGTTGTGAAATCCCACGACAACTCTAGCGGATTGACTTGATCCGTTAGAGTATCATATTCTCGCTGAGCAGGAGTAAGCAACATGTTGTAGACAATATGCCATTCGGCGCTGGTCCGGTAGCTTATTGAGAAAGCCGATCTTAGCTGAGCGCCGGCGACGCCTGAAAGACCTACAAATGGCTCCAGTTCATCAGGATATGTGAATGCACTAAGAGTGCCTGAAAACGTATCGTTCAATGACCGGCTGAAATATCTCGTGCCGTCGAAGTAAAACGACTCTTGTTCAGGATCGCCGCCTTGAACTATCGAAGTCAGCCCATTCCACGGGACGCCTGATCCATCGGCAGGATACAGCATGCCCTGGTTGATGCCTGTTGTGTATCTCCTGTCTGTCAGGACGTCCCATGTCGCTCTTGTCATGTCACCTCCTTATCGGCTGCACGCGTCGAAGAATCGCCGGAACGCCTTGATTATGCTAATCGGCGTGGTTGTATCCAAGGAATTAGCAGTGCCGGCGGCGAACCATATCAATGGCCCGTTTCGATGATTATTCGCCGGTCTTGGGGCAAATTGCCCAGTTACTTCTGCGTCAAACCAGGACACGGCATCCGCTAGCGATCCTGCCGGAGTGTCAAGAAGCGGCCGGTCTTTTCCGTCTGTCACACCCAGTTCGCCAATACCAACGGGGCAAGGCGGATTCATGGCGTCGCAAGCCGCGATTACCGGCCGCATAGTGATTCCGTTACTGGAGAAATCGCCTGCGAAATAATAATCGATGCTTACTCCGCACAACAACGGATGGCCATCCGTGTCAAGCCTATCCGGCACGAAAATGTCGAAGTTCTGCGTGGATATGGCCGGGTTGAACCATGCCGAATACCCAGCAGAAACGATAATCCGGGCAGCACGGAGGAAGTAATCCTTGTAGTTCTGGCCTGCTTGATCAGGCGTGATGACTCCCGTATAAGGACTATTAAGATCCCAGTCCTTTTTTGTGCCATCGCCCATCGGACCATGAATGCCGTTAATGTTGGCTTCATTTCCAACAATGAGATCAAGATCAAGCCCGTAGTTCCGCCAGTAAATTATCGAATTGCGAAGCCACGTATCGCCGGTTGAGTTGCCGCCACCGACGGCGCGCATCGGCTTGACGCTAACAACCTGTTTGAGACCATTGGCGCCCCAGACACCAACTATGCTCTCCACGTCATTGCCCGGGCCGGCCCCAGTACTTCCACTAGGACCAACTTCTGGGCAATATCGCTTAATCGAGTTTGTATTGCGGGCCGTGACACTGCGGAACCGGAGCTGGGCATGCCAGTTGTCATTTGGTGACAATTCTCCGGGGTAAGCTGGTGTGAAGACGGATCCGCCAACAATGCCGCGAAGATCTGTCAATGCCGGGCGGAAAGTAACCAGCTGGCAAGTCCAAGTCGTCGCTGACGTAAGAGCGGCGGTGAACGTAACGCCAGTTGAAGTACGATTCTGTTTGACAAACACAGAAGCCAGAGCGTTCGATCCGCTTGTGACGTTTTTCTTGATCAACCGCCATCCTGCCGGCGTGTTGATCGTTCCGCCAGCGTTAGCGTGAACGACAGTGACCACCACAAGCTCATTTGGAACCACTGGAGTGCCGGATGAGATTGATGGTGCTGCACTGTTTCCTGAAGTTGGAGTGGCAAGCAAATCCGTGGCACCCAGATTCCGGCAGCCAAATGCAATCCATTGTTTCGCCTGAGCTGTTCCTGAATAGTTCACAGATATGGTGTCCAGTACGCCTCGAGGCCCTGCGGCCGTTTGCAAACCGCCACCAGAACCGAGATTTGCCGCACCTACCCAAACCGAACTAGCCGGCGTGGTATTCGTGCCAGCCAGCTTGGCGTAACCGTTGCCAAGTCTGTCAGTAACAGATATAGGCTGTGCGCCACCAGATCCACCGCAAACGATAATGTTGTCTCCAGGAAGCGCCGGCCAGCCGCCATC